ACCTGCTTAACCCAGCGGTACCAACCAACACCATGATTGCTCTGGATTACTTCCAGAATGTCCGTATTACCAATACAACCAACGATGGTTCAACTATCGTTAAGACCTTGCAGGTTCAGGGGTTGACTTGGAATATCAGCCCTAACGCTATGGATGTAACCGTTACAACACTCGAACCCATAACCGATGGATTCGTGATAGGAAGCGCAGAACGCGGTATAATTGGCGTGAGTGCTATGACTTACTAGGAGATACAAATGGCAACAGGCTTCCCAGCAGTAACAGGTGACATCCTCACCGCGGCTGCATATAACGGACTCGTCAACTTCACGATCACAACCAACACAGGTGACACTACTGCCGTTCTCAATGACCAGTATCAAGTCCTAGAAATCATGAACAAGTCAACCGCTATTGCCTTTAATATCCCTACCAATGCCAGCGTTGCGTTCCCCATCGGCACAGTCATCACAGTCCTCAATATCGGCGTGGGAGTCTGCACAATCAAGGCAGTTACATCAGGCACTACTACAGTTCTTTCAGCTGGAGCAGTAGCCGCTCAGCCTACTCTTGGACAATACAAGTCAGCTGCCTGTATCAAGACAGGCACAGACACATGGTATGTGGTGGGCGCGATTGCTTAACAATATCTCAGGCTTTTTAGGTGGCGCTCTAGTAATAGGTGATTATGAATCTATTCAGACTGCTTCAATCGGAGCTGGTGGTCAGTCCTCTATAACCTTTAATTCTATTCCTTCTACATATAAGCATTTACAGGTTAGATTACTAGCTCGTAACGGTAACTCAGGAACAGAATATAACGGCACTATGCAGTTTAACTCTGATACTGGCTCTAATTATTCTTATCATCTTCTCGTCGGTTCAGGTTCAGGCACTCCTAGTGCTGGTGCTGGGGCTAATCAAACTAGCATTTTATGCTTTCAAGCCCCGGGCGCGGGTTCAACTGCAAATATCTTTGCAGCGGCGGTAATTGATATTCTTGATTATGCCAACACGAATAAGTTTAAGACTGTTCGCTCACTTAATGGATATGATCGTAATGGTTCAGGTTCAATGTTCTTATGGTCTGGCAATTGGCGGAGCACATCGGCAATTAATTCCATGACTATCAATCTAGATAACGGTTTCGTTCAATACTCACATGTAGCACTTTACGGAATTAAGGGATAATCATGACTGTAACCTATGAGGCTATTGCATCTACAACTTTAGGAACTGCTCAAAGTTCAGTCACATTTACCTCATTTGCTGGTTATACTGATTTAAGGCTAATCATCTCAGGTAGCACATCAGCTGGAGCCAATGTAAGTCTTAGATATAATTCAGATACAGGCTCTAATTATTCTATAACTTATATGCTTAACGCTGGTTCTTCTCGTGATCCGAATATCACATATGCCTACATGGGTTCAACCTCTACCACGCAAGGTACTCACATCGTAGACCTTATGAACTACGGCAACACGACAACCAATAAAACTGCTATATCTCGCAGTAATGACGGTGGCAGTAATGTTTCAGCGTGGGTATCTTTATGGCGCAATACAAGCGCTATCACAACACTATTGGTTAGCACAGGTGGAGCCGCTACTTGGTCAGTCGGTACAACCTTCTCACTCTATGGAATAAAGGCGGAGTAATGGCAACCTTTGAGAAAATAGCATTTACTGAGGTTGGCTCTGGTGGGGCGGCTTCTATTACCTTTGACCCTATTCCAGCTACTTGGACTGATTTAGTTCTTAAGATTTCAGGCAGAAGTAGTACCACTCAAGGAACAGGTGGATTCACCGCCTATCTTTATCCCAATGGCGTTACTAGTTCAATGACCAATATCCAGCTTAGAGGTAGTGGATCAGTTGCCACTAGTCCTAATGGTCAGACAAACCCAATCAATGTAAGCGCCACAGATACAACGGCAAGCACTTTTGGAAATTCAGAAGTGTATATTCCTAACTATGCAGGAAGCACATTTAAGTCTATAAGCGTGGATGGCGCGGAAGAAAACAACGCATCTAATGCTTTTATGTCCTTAAATGCAAACCTATGGAGTAACACATCACCAATTACCAGTTTAGTAATCACGGCTTTTGGTGGTGGCACTTTTAGACAATATACAACCGCAACCCTCTACGGAATAAAGAAGGCATAAAATGGCAGATACAAAGATAATCGTAAACTGTGAAACAGGCGAAGTCACAGTAGTAGAGCTTACCGCTGAGGAAGTAGCACAACGCGAAGCTGACCGTACCGCCTACGAAGCACAGAAGGCTGAGGAAGCTACCAACGCAGCACTACGCGCAGAAGCTAAGGCTGGCTTACTTGCTCGTCTAGGCATTACCGCAGAAGAAGCAGAGCTATTACTGGGATGAAGCCAGTTCTTTGCAAAGCAGGGCAACAGTTAAGGGAGCAGTTCGATGATTCCTTCCCTGATAGAGATCGCACTTCCGATGGATGGATTGGCGACACACGCCATTCAGCGCGCCCTAGCGACCACAATCCTGATGCAAAGACAGGGCTGGTTAGAGCAATCGATGTGGATAGAGATGTGTCTGGTTCAGCCAAGCCCGACCTCATGCCCGATATTGCTAATCAGATTCGACTCGCGGCAAAGGCAGGTGACAAGCGAATTGCCTATGTCATCTTCGAGGGAAGGATTGCAAGCCCTCGCATGGGCTGGCGTTGGCGCAAGTATTCTGGAAGCAATCCGCATAACAAGCATTGCCATATCAGCTTCACTACAAAGGGCGACACAGATTCTTCATTCTTTAATATCCCGATGCTAGGAGCAGAATAAATGGAAGCAGTAATTATTGGAGCACTTGGACTAATGGCAATTCCTGCTATTCGTGCCGCTATCAAGTCATACCGATCTAAGAAGGCTCTCGCTGATGTAGCCGTAGATGCCATCGAAGCGGCAGTAGATGCTATCGATAACAAGAAGTGAACCTTCAAGATTACGCTGCTATTGCAGTAGCGATAGTGACGGTTCTGGGTGGTGTTGCTGCTCTACTGAGATTCGTGATTCGTCACTATTTAGCGGAGCTGAAACCGAATAGCGGTTCGTCAATGAATGACCGTCTAGTGCGTGTCGAAGCCATGTTGGAGCTACTACTCAAGGGAAAATAATGCTATGGCAAGGAAGCGACCAGTAATTGATTTAGATACATATAGTGCGCTAGATGCTTATGCAATAGCCCTAAATGAATACTACAAGTCATTAAAGAGAGCTGGCTTCTCGGAAACACATATTTTCTGGCTCATATCAGATCGTGAATCCTTTCCTGATTGGATTATCCCTAACCTACCCAATCGCATCGATAACATCCCCTATGAAGATGATGAGGATTGATGAAGAAAATCGTTATTCTGAGCGACCTGCAGGTTCCCTTTGAGGATGTTCATGTCGTACAGAATGTCGTACGATTCCTTAAAACTTTTAAGCCAGACCAGACAGTAACCATCGGTGATGAGATTGACTTCCAGACAATTAGCAAGTGGTCGGAAGGCACTCCATTAGCCTACGAGCAAACCCTAGCGGCAGACCGTGACCGATGCGTTGACCTTCTCTGGGAGCTGGGCGTAACAGATTGCATCCGCTCTAACCATACTGACCGCCTTTATCATACGATCATGAAGAAGGTTCCTAGCTTCCTATCCTTGCCAGAGCTCCGCTTCGAGAAATTCATGAAGTTCGATGAGCTAGGCATAACCTTCCACAAGACTCCTTTAACCCTTGCGCCTAACTGGGTGGCAGTTCATGGCGACCACACCCCTATTAAGCCACAAGGGGGCTTATCAGCCCTTGAGGCGGCTCGTAGGCATGGTAAGAACATAATTTCGGGTCACACTCACAGAGCAGGGCGTTCGAGCTTCACAGAGGCTTCTGGTGGGCGTTTAGGGCGTATCCTGCATGGCATTGAAATCGGAAATCTTATGGATTTTAAGCAAGCCAGCTATACAAAGGGAACGGCTAACTGGCAACAGGCTTTTGCAATCATGTATGTAAAGGGTAGGAATGTGCAGGTTGACCTTATCTACATTGAAAAGGATGGCACATTTACCGTTCAGGGCAAGGTATATGGCAGACCAAGGAATCGCTAATCCTTATTTCGAGGATGAGGATGTAGCACAAATCGTTATCAAACCGTTATCAAAATATGCTTGTGTGCTAATCGTAGTCAGGTAAAGTTCTTCCTGTAGCCGAGATACGGACTACGGAAGGGCACAAAATGTCAGTATCAACAGTAGCATCAACAACAATCATCTGCGCGATTTGCGCACAATCAAAAAACTACGATCAGACTGTCGGCATTTATGTCGGCGCTGACCTCATTGAGCACGATGTGTGTGGCCCATGCCATCGCACCATCAAGCACCTATCAACAACCAACTCATGGCGCTTTGATGCGCTACCTACCCTAGAAGGGGCGGTGGCATGATGACAATAGCTCAATTGATTACGCTGGCAGTATGTGTGCTGGCTTTTGCACTAGGTCGCTACTCTGGCTATCACGATGGATATGTCAAGGGTCGCAAGGCAGTCCGTAAGCACTATGAATCACTCCAGCAGGTTAGTCGATGAACGCGGGTGATTTCCTCACAGAAGCAAAAGCAATCATTCAAGATCGTGGTATGGACTACGGTCACCCATCAGACAATATGCAAAGAACTGCCGCACTCTGGAGTTCATTCCTTGAAATGCCAATTACTGACTATCAGGTCGCAAGTTGTATGGCGTTGGTCAAGCTCGCAAGAAGCATGGAAACAGGAAAGGTCGATAACTACATCGACGGAGCCGCTTACATGGCTATAGCTGGACAACTACACACACAGGAGAATGACCTTTATGTTTAATTTAGAAGATTATGAGGATGTAGCCACGCTCAATCGCTGGTTCATCGAGAACTATCCAATGGGTCGGTCAAACTTGGTCACAGAGTTTCACGATCCAGTTCAAGGGTTCATCAGAGTAAGAGCTGAGATTTACCGTGACTCAGCAGATGCCAACCCAGCCGTTACTAATATAGCCTTTGGCGCTCGCGACTTATACAACCGTAATATGGCTCGTTACTACTGCGAAGATACTGCTACCTCAGCTTTGGGCAGGGCGATTATTCTAATTAAAGGCTCAGCCAAGACCGCTACAAGGGAGTCAATGGAGCAGGTATCTGTAGCGCAAACCGAGATAGCTAAGGTTAAGGCTAAGATGGCTGAAACTGCCAAGGAGTATGTGCCTATAGCGAAGGAAGATGATCCATGGACTATCAGAGATGCAGAGCCAGCTAAGACTGTGGATGAAGCAGTCAAGATGGTGAAGGACATTATTGGTGGTCAGACAGAGCGAGATATTCCTAAGTGCTCGAAGTGTCACGATCATAAAGAGATGACATGGAAAACAGGCGTATCCGTCAAGAACAATAAGCCATGGGGTAACTTCTCATGCTTCGCCTGTAAGGATGTTATCTGGTACGAAGTAGGCGCTGATGGCGCATGGAAACCTCAAGAGAAGAAGTGGTGACATGGGTACATTAGAGTTTATGAATCAGGATGGCGAGTGGGAGAAGTTTCCATCTGATGAAGAAATTGCAATCATGAGTAAGTTAATGAATACGGCTGGGTCTAACCCGCCTATCCATCCAGAGATTACAACCATCTGCCATTTATGCAATGAGCCTTTCCCTATGGAAGATATTGTCGTTACAGGTGGTGATTACCTCAATGGTTTTACTTGGTCATGTCCTAAGTGCCATGCGATCACCAGTCTAGGCAAAGCATGAGAGGCTATTTAAGTAAGTACGCTGACTATAAGTTTAGCGCGTATGGTGGGGTAGAGAACTGCGATTACTGTGATGACTTCACTCAATGTTGCGAGTGGAACACACCAGATGGAGCGGTTCATTTCGTTTGCAACAACTGCGAATTCACCCTAAGATTTCCAGAGAGAAGCTAACACCAGATGGCATCTCAGGCTAGGAAACACAGAGGCTTCCGCACCGAGCGGGTCATTGCTACTTATCTCCAGCAATGGTGGGGCGGGGCTTCTGTGGGTCGTGGAAACGGCAAGGATATAGTCAATGTGCCCTTTGATATAGAAGTCAAGGCACGATCTACATTCTCACCGATGGAGTGGTTGCGCCAAAGTCGTAAGCGTACAGAGAAGAACCATGAGCTCAATATGGTTGTATGCCGTATGAATGGGCAGGGCGAAGATGCGGCGGAGTATCTAGCCTTTATGCAGTTCAGCGACTTGGTGCAACTACTTATTAAAGCTGGTTACGCTGAATTCCAAGCTGATACTGATAAACTTATCCCTATCTACTGCATCTGCGGTAATACGATTATGGAAGGTTCATCATGTCCGATATGCGAGAAGCTCGATAATGCCAAGCTATGAGTTCCAATGCCGTAATGATGATTGTGAGTCAACGGCGATACTAGATCATGTGCTGGCCATCCATGAGCCGCATGATGTGGACTGTCCGTTCTGCCATGAGCCGATGAATAAGGTTTACTCAAGCGTTCCAGCAGCTATATTTAAGGGCACAGGGTTTTACTCAACCGACAACAGGTAGTTATCAACACCTGTGGATAAAGTAGGTACAAAACATGCGAACACGCTCACGACACGCCCAAGTTATCCACATGCTTGACACGCATGGTACTCTCACGGCTAGAGCCCATCAAGGGCTCAGAGCAAGCCTGAAAGGCGTAGCTTGCTCGGTAGCCATCGCTA